TCTAAATTAAGAAAAACCTAACAGCATCAGGCCAGGCTATACCTTTCATTCCATAAATCAATAGAACAAACTCATTAGTCATAAAAGCTATCACGCATTGGCAATTCGCATCACATTACTGCTGCGACCACTACCAGGCGCTCAGAACACTGATTGCGCTAATATAAGTCTGTCCGATTACTTCGTGAAGAGCATAGACGTGCGTTCGGCCGCTTCGTCATTCTCCTTCCACAACTCGCCTATCTCCAAGAAACTTCCGTCTCCTCGGGCGCCAGGGTTGCGCCATCGATCGTGTAGCCGACACGAAATTGTACATCGGGGACCTCTCCTTGTTCGAGATATCTCCCACAGTCGGGTCCTTCAACTGTAGAATCATCTATCTCTCTCAGCTCGGCATTCAAGTCGTGCTTTGACCCGTAGATATCCGTCGCTAGTCGCGGGAAAACAGTCCGTAGCGCACAAAAAGTGCATTCCGGAAGTCGTTCCACGACCAAAACTGAGGATAAAATCCACGGTCGCGGCAAGCTTTCATTACCTTGCCGACTTCTTCCTCGTAACAGTGCTCTGGGAAATGCGAGTAAAACTGCTGGAAGTCTGTGATATTGCTATTCAGTGCTTCCCGCGGCGACTCGCAATCTTTGTACCAATTTATCAGTTCCCTTACGGGCGCTGGATCCATCGGCGCCAAAGTGATTAATTCGGGGTATTCCGAGTCCGGAACAAAACGTCTCTTAAGGTATCTAGCCTCAGAGAGTTTGAAGAACTCTACCATTTCGCCGTTTTTCTCATTGGTTGTGTAGGTAAGGCCATGTCGACCTAGAACTACTGCGATGTTTCGCATGTTAAACCAACGAGCTTTCGGGCTAGTTTCTCCGATGTCATCATCACCAAAGTATGCTTCTGTTACATTTTCACCGAAAGACTTCATCGTTATGAGCTCAGAAAGTTGTTCCATATCCAAGTTACCCATACCCGGTAAAGGGCAGTTCGATACTGCTTCCATACACATCTCGATCCATGCCATACGCATATAACACGCGTTGACAAAAGAATTCTGAAGTGTTGTCAGCAA